TAATCAAGCCATCCGTCTGCTAGGTAGACCATGAGATCTGCTGCCTCTTTGCTAAGAGTCATTGCGGTTGCTCCGCAGTTAGTCGCATCCAGGGCTTGGCGAAGTTCAGCAGCTCCGACTGCCATGGCTCCCCATTGCTCCTGGATTTGCTCTGGCGTGTATTGGAGCAGGGCGTCCTCCATTCGGCTGACGTAGAGATCCTTGCGAGCCTTGGAGCCGCGAAGCCTGAACACTATTCGCCTCCTTCGCTGATTGCCATTTCATTTGGATCGTAGGTAGCGACGCCCTGGCGGATCAGCGCCTTGATCGTTGACTTTGCGCTGTTGATGATCTTTAGATTGTCGCGCTTCTCTTCGCCGTACCAATGGTCTCCGCTCCAGTATTCTGCGTCGCTGATTAGTTCGTCAAGAGCTTCGTCGGTCATTCGGAGTGTGACTGTGAGCTTGTTCCTGGAAAGTTCAACCGATGTGAAGTCAAGATCTCGCGAGTAGTGATCGTCCCAGAAGATCACTGGAACTTTTACGATTGCGATTCGCGTTGACTGAACTTCCTGGTTTGCCATTTCCTGTACCTCCTTTTTCGGGAGAGCTGTCTTCTCTCCTCTGGTACAAGTGTACAACATGGCATTCAAGTCTGTCAACCCCCTATTTTGAGCACGATTTTTCTATTTGCCCCAGCAGTTGCGATGCCACCAGGTCCAGCGGTCCCGAAACCTGGTCTCTTGATAGCTGCGCGACAAAACTCGCAGCGAATCTTTTTGTGCGGCAATTTCTTTGGCGCAGTGTGCGCAGTTGCGCATGACCCAGATCACCGTGCCTTTATTCTCCGCAGTCTTCGCAGGCTTCTTTGTAGCCATCTTCACTCCCATTCACTGCGCTCATCAACTTATGCGCTGCAACATGCACCGCATCCTCTACCGTAACTCCCTGGTATGCAATTTCCTGACCGTCGGAATCTACCAGAATCACAGCGGTGCCGTGTTCCGTTTTTGTCACGCCGTCAAATTTGTACCCAATGTTTTCTGCGAGGAAGTTCAGCGTCTTGAAATCTTCTTCTCTGCTCATGGTCACTCCAAGACGCGAATGCTTCGCGCCGTTCGGTCTGACTTCGCAATTCTTCCGTCACTTGCGAGCGCGATAAGTTCACGCTGCACCGTGCCGTGCGACATGTCCAGCCGCGCTACCAGCTCCCTGATCGTTGGCGCGTAGCCTTTCTCGCGCACAAAGTTTCTGATCTCGCTAATAAGTTCCTGCTGTCTTGTCATAGCTCATCTCCTCCTGTCATCCACTCATGCAATCTTCGGAATGTCTGATCGCTGTCAATGTTTGTTGTGTCCAGCGATAGGTCAAACCGAACCTTGTCCCACTCTTGCTCCGTCACATCATTGGCGCCGCTAACCCCTCCAGCGACACGCCAATCTCTCTTGCGAATGTCTGCCGTTACCTGAACGATCTTGAAGCCGCTCTCTAGCTTACGAAGATAGTCAACCTCGCGAATCAAGCGCAAGTCATCTACCACCACTGAGCGCCCCATCATCTTGGCTCCCTGGTATTTCTCGCGCCAAAGACCCAGCCAGTAATCCTGGTCTACCTCTCGCAGCGCCTTACCGATTCCCTGAAGAAGCTCGCGCCCAGTTGCAATCCAAAGCTTCTCGTTTCGGATCACATCAAACAGCGTTCCCTTCTGCAAGCCTGGGTATCTTTGGCGTGCAATCTCTTTGACTGCATCCGCGATGCCAATGCGTACATAGCCGCGATGCTCAACAAGATTCATGGCGAGCGTTGTTTTGCCAGACCCTTGCGGTCCAATGATGGCAATGTCGTTCATTGCATTTCCCCCAAGCGCCCTAAAAGTTTTAGGTGTCTAGACATTGGGCGTTACCGTTTCGGCGCTCTCCGTTGATCCTACAGGGTCATTTTCTGGGGCTAGACCCCAAAACGACCGAATCGCCGTCTCATCAATGAATTGTCGGACTGGCATCAAACGAGCGGCGTGGAGACGTAGCCGAACGCCATGACCGTAATCATGTTGCTCAGCTTCGCGCATGAACCTGGATCGGGAGCAGACGCCGCCAACGCGGAACACTCCGTCCACTGGATGACGTCGGTCTCCCAGCATCTGGACAAGGATCGCGGCATGCGACTTGAACGCAGCTTCGTCATCAAAGATCAGCTGTTCCAAGGTTGACGTCTTGGCGTCCCAGGTAAGACCGAACGCGGTAAAGTCAGCGCCGCTGTCACCAGCCTGACCGATCTCCCAGTTCAAGACTTCATAGCCAAGTCCCAGTGCCTGTACAGCCGCCATCTCTCCCAGCCTTCCCATCAAGTCCACAGCCTCTGAGCTGCTGTGTCTGTCATACCACTTATCCGTGACCATATGTTCCGCCTTAAATGCTTGCTTCGCAGCAGTCCAGTCCAAGGCTTTCTTCAAAGCTTCTGCGGTCATCGGTACGTCAACCCAGTTCATTTGAGCCCTCGCTTTATAATACTTCCAATAAGCTCTGGCTTAATATAAGTATTAAGTCTCTTGTCTCTAGTGTCTTGTCTCATGTCTCTAGTCTCTTGTCTCCCGCCGTGACTTGGCGTGACATTGACCGTGACAGAGCCGTTATCAAAACGCTCTGTTTGCGTGACAGACCGCTCCCGATGGCGCTGCTGTCGGAGGGTAGCCGTCGGATCAATCTGGAACTTCGCCCAGTTATCTACGACCAGGCGTCCGCCCTCCTCCTTGATCAAGCCGCAGCTCAAGAGCGCCTTCAGGTGCCGATGCAGCCGCTGCGGGGTCAGCGCCTTCAAATGCTGCACCGACGCAAAGCCGCCCTGCGGCTTCTGTCGCTTCGCCATCACCCAGATGGTCATGACCAGGCGGAACTCTGAGTCGTTGAGCACCGCGATTCGCGGGTCTTCAAGAAAGTCTGTAAAGAGCTTCAGATACTGTCCGCGCATGTCGCCTCCACTTTCTTTAATCGCCTTCCAAGTTTCAGGTGTCTACATACCCGAAACAATTTTCTCAAGCCTCTGCGTTGCGCGTAGACGGGCTTTTTTGTAACACAACTCCCAAATGGGGCGTTGACGGTAGGGAAGACAGCCCTACCGTCAACTGAATCAAAACGGCAGATCTTCCAGAGTGTCCTCTGGGACCAGCCGTGTCGGTGGCGCAGCCGCAGCTGAGCGAATCGGATTCTCCTTCGCCCAGGCTAGCGCAGGCTTCTCATTGCAATACCCAGAGCTGTCTTTCGTGCCGCATGTGTAGAAGGCTGCGTAGGGCTTGCCAACCTTACTGACACCAGCATCGCGGACCTTCCAAGCAGTGCCATGCACTGGACACGCGCCTCCGTTCCCTCCACTAAGTGCGGAGATCATTGTCCGAACAGCATCGGGGTTTGCAAAGTCTGACGCAATGTCATCAATCCGACGCTCCATCGTAATCGGTCCATCCGACTGGACGATTGGCGCGCTAGATCTTTCTGGAGAGTACAGGTCTCGTGCCACACCTAGCTGAACAGCTGCGCGGCGCAAGGCGTCTGACGCTGCTGACTTTAAAGACTCTGGGTCACGGTCACTGTTCGGATATCCGTAATCTGAATGAGTCACGGTCTTGTCTCCGATCCTCGCAGTGATCTTTCCCTTCACAACCGATTTAGACAGATCCGCAACCTTAACTTTGAATGACCAACTCCCAATGCCTAGCACGCTGGTCAGCCGCTCTGCCACTGCGCGCGAATCAACATAGGTGAACACCATGCCCCCTGGTCCCTGGCGCTTTTTGAGTTGGCTTTCGGGAAACGGTGCAGCTAGCTCTCGCGCAATCTGATTTTCGTCCTTCATGCTACCTCCAAACTTTCTTCAAGTGCCTGTGAAGATTCAGGTGTCCAAGTACCTGGACTTACTTTTGCAAGCCTCTCCGTCGTTCCTAGACGGGCATTTTTGTAACTTTTCGCCCGAAAGTGCCTATACGCCGTCAAGTTGATCCTCCTTATATTTGAAGACGCGCGCCCCTGGGACCTCTCGTGTGTGCTTCGCAATGATCTCTTGCCCAACGCGAGCTTCTTCTGCCACTGCCTTCCAGTCGGTGCGCTGTGAGCTTTTGTTTGCGCGCCATGTTGCAACCCATCCCGTATTGCCCACGATCCCTTGGCGCTCGCCAATGGCTTCCTTGATTGAGATCGCCAGATTGCTGATCTGCTCATCTAGCAGCCTAGACTCGTACAGCGCCTGCGAGTACATCGCAGCCACCCGATCAATGCCCGTGTCTGCGGTCGCCCATTCCTCTGACGAGTGCGGCTTGACGGCGGCGAGCACGTCAGAGTCGCGACCATCCAGGGCTGGCGCCGTGCGCGTCTCAACCGCCTTACGGAACAGCTCTGCCTTTCGGAACATCTCTGTCTGCAAGTTGCGGTCAGCCTTCACGGTCTCTTCGCGGAAGACCAGACCGCCCAGCAAAGCCGCGACGGTCATCTCTTCAAACCCAGAAATCAAGAGCTGCCACTGACATTGGACACTCACGAATTCTGGGATTCCGATGCGCCATAGCGGACTGGCAGACGTTTTAATTTCCACAATGTGATCCTCTCCCTGGACCATTCGGTCAATGGAGCACATCGCCCACGGCACATCTTTAAGCCTTAGCACGCCATTGCTGCGGCGCAGCTTTTTGCCTTCATGCTGCGACTCCCACCAGGTAGCTACTGCGTCTTCAAGGATCAGACCACGGTGCGCCGCCTCGCCAACTGGCTCTGGCTGGAACTGCCCAGTCTTCTCCGCGTAAAGCGCAAACGCCGTCTTCCATGGAGACACGCCCATGATTGCCGTCATGTCTGTCGCCGTGATCCCAGTCTTTCGCAGCTCTAGCCAAGGCTCTGAGCCTTGCGGGGCTGCAACGAATTCATACTGCCTCACTTTGCCTCCTTCTTGCGATCCGTTTTTGCCCATCCGTCACCAACAAATTGCACCGACGCAGCCGATATCTGGCGGGGCATCCAATGCTGACAGACGGGACAGCGAAGCTTTGGCTCCGCCGTCATATCTTGCAATACCTCTTCAGAGTGACCGCACTCCTTGCAGAGATAAAGATAGATAGGCATTACAATCCAACGACCCAGACGAAAAGAAAGAGTAGCCCGATGGCGAGCACGGTTGTGGTAAACCGATCCCGCGCATGTGCCTCAATCAGCTCCGCCTCTCGCTGGTATGCCGTCTTGCGAATCGGCATGTTGCGATATGTAATCGGCACCGTGCGCCTGCTCTTGCTCATGACATGGACCCCAGGGCGAGCAGCAATACCATGGCTGCAATGCCCATGAATACGGTTGCGATCTCAGCTAGTACTTTCATAGGTCTACCGCCCTCCCTGACTTAGTAACCCTAAAGTAAAACTTCGGGGTCTCATTTGGAATGCTCGCCTTGCACGGCTTGCAAATCCGCGTATAGATATTGTTGTTATCCGATGGAACCGTGACAGCCTTGTCACACTTCCAGCAGTTGGTCTTGACCTTCATGCTGACACCTCCACATTCTTTTCGTCGTAGCGATTCACTGCGCCCTGCATCCAGAATGCAAGAGCGTTGAGGCGCCTGGCATCTTTCCATGCCTGATCGCTTCGCTTAAGGTCCGCACCCTCCAGGTTGCGCGCAGCATCAAAGAGCATCAACGCGGCGTCGCGGAGATTCTCACTAGCTGTCTCAACCTTATCCCTGTTGCTCTCGTTGATCTCTGTGTTGAAGCTTGGCTTTCGTCCCGCCATTTTGTGTGCCTCCTTTTGCCTCTTGGACCAGCTGTCTTCTGGTCTCTAGGGAGACTGTACAGGCGTACCGCCTGGGCTGTCAACCCCTAAACCAGCCTTCTGGCATGAATATTTTTTATCCAGTCTGGATTGTAACAATAGCCAGGGAAGCTCCTGGATTGTTACAGCGATTTTTGAAACAGGGCTTGACAAGCTCCTGGTACGGGCGTACCTTACTGGTATCGGGAAGACAGCCCGAACAGAAGGAGGCAGAAAATGACAAAGTTTCAGGAGCTTAAGGGACTGATCAAGACGGGGCGATGCGAGCTGTGCAATGGCTTGACAGACATGTCAGCTGGTAGCCGAAACATTCGCATTGTTGCATGCGAGCACAATCTTGCAGATGTGTGCGAAGCACTCCTGGAGGCTGGTGTGTACGGCGCAACAAAGTTTGATGCGTTCCGCAAGAAGACCGCAGCTGAGATTCGCGATGGCGCCTGGGAAGGCGGAATGTTTGTGATCGCTAAGGAGGCAATCTAATGCCAAGCAAGAAAGTATGCAAGGGATACAACAGAATTAGCTTCAAGCCTTGCACGGTCTGGGCTGCAAAGGGAAGCGACTACTGCCGAATTCATGCGCTCCGCATGGCAAAGGAGGCAATGTAATGAGCTGGCGAGCAAACCTAACCGACGCTCAGCGCGAGCTGGTCAGCAGGATGGAAGCTGCCCACAACGCGCGCAGGATTACGACGCGAGATACAGAAAACTGCGTCAACTGCGAAGCCTGGTGGAACGCGTCGGATGCTCACGGCTACACGGTCTGGTGCGACTGTGCCAACGGTCAGCGGCTAAAGACGTTGTATGCCCAGCATCTTCAGGATCAGCTGCTGGAGCAACAGCGCCAATCAGCAGCAGCTGCGCGCCTTGCCAAGGCTTGCACGCGCTGCGGCGGCTCTGGCGTGTACGGTCACCACGGCACATGCTTCCGCTGTAACGGAATCGGGGTTGATCCGAAATATCTTAAGAAATAGAAATGGCGCCCTGGACGCGGTGCGGGAGGCACGCGACGCGTCCAGGGCTGGACTGGCTCGCCTTACGGCTCACCAGCATTGTCATCGGGTAGGGAGTTATTCTCTGCTAGGTCCACAATGACCCCAATGCAGTCGCTGCAAATCGCGTGCTCCGCGACCAGCTGTAAGCCCGTAGCTAGATCCCTACCCAAAACTACGGTGTTAAAGTAAAAGACGCGACCGCGCTCTTCGCACACGTCGCAGATCCCATTGCCCCCCTTGTCGGTTACTGCGTAAGGCACGGTAGGACTCTTAGGTCATCCCAGAATCCGCCACCGACCGTCATGGTCAGGATGCCCGCTGGAGCCGAAGCTCCCTGCGTTTCCGTAAACCATTGTGACCCACCGTCCAGGGACGGCGCCTGCACAAATGTGCGCGCGCCAGACTGCTGCACCACGAGATGATGCAGATGCCCAGCCAAGAGCAGCGAGCTGTCTCCAGTGCGCTGCAAGCCAAGTGCCTGTTTCGCCCACCACGTCAACGGATTGCCACGGAATTGATGACCGTGCGCCAGTCCGACGATGGTGCCGCAAACGTCCAGGGTCATGGTGAGATCATTCTTTGGGAACGCAAACTTCACATGGTCGTAATCAGGGTTTGCCCCTACGACCTCAGCCGCCTGCTCAAAGACCGCCACGTCATCATTGTCGCCAAACGTGGTGAAGGCTTTACCGCCCCTGCGATTCTCTCCGTGATTGCCTGGAATGGCGGCGACGATTACCTGTGGCGCAAATCGCGCCCAGCTCGTGATCGCTTTTACGAGCAGGCGCCGTGCAACCGTGATCTGCTCGCGCCGATCCAGGTCAGTCTGAAATGCCTGCATGTCGTAGTGACCGTCGCAGCTCTCTACGACGTCTCCAAGCCCTACCACCACGAGCCTAGAGAGCGGACGCCCAGTCTTCACTAGCTCTTTCCAACGGGCTTCCACCTCGTTGATCCCAGCCAAGAATCTGGCGACAATCCCAGCGGTCCCGCCGCCTTCGCCCTTTCCAAGCTGTAGGTCGCTGATTGCGACCAGCATTGCCAGTCCCTCTTCGCGGACCAACGGCTTGGAAAACTTATGTTTCTTAATCTCTTGCACGAGTCGTTCCAGATCCGCGTCTTGCGACACGGTGCGCTGAACGACTTTGCCCTTCCACTGTCGGTTGAGCTGACCTAGCGGATCGCCCCACACGTTGAACAACACTGGCTCAACAACCTGGAACTTGTCAGGGTCTAACCCCCACACCTTCAGGATCGTGTCCCAGTTCGGCGCATTCTCCGCTGGGAGTGCGCCCGTAACGATGGTTCCCTCTTTGCCGTTCCAAGCAACGCCTGGTTCCCATCCCTGCGAATGGGTTCGCGACGGAGCCTTTGGCTCTTCTAGCTCGTTTTGTACGGCGAGGATTTCCTCCATCGCCTTATCTAATTGACTCATCGTGGGCATTTGCACTGCTGACGGCGGTGCCGATTCAGCGTGTGATCCTGCACTTCGTATTTGTATGCGACCCGAATCGCCTCGCTTAGCTGTCGCTTACTACGCGTTTTGTCTGCAAGCGCAACATTGAGCGCACTTCGCTCTTCGTCATCCAGCGCGGCGAGCAGTAAGCCAACCGAACACGGCGGTCCCTTGCGGACCTTACCTTGCGTTCCAAGCGCATCGTCCAATCTAGCCATGGTGTGCCTCCCTTTTTACTCCCTGCAAGTGCAGGCACCATGATCATAAGTATGCCGTTACTTCTTTGCCGTCTTGTCTGTGGAGCTGCTGGTCACCCCGTAGGCGGTGTTGGCTGGGTCCAGGTACCGCTGAATGGTCTGGAGGAACGAAGCTAGTCCAGCGGAGAGGATTACCTTGAATCCGTCGCCAGTCAGGTCTAGCAGGGGGATGCCCATTCCCAAAGCCACCGCGATGGAGACCGTGAGGAACGTGCGCCCTGCGTCCAGCAGCGCCTCATCTACCGACGTGCGTGCGAAAAGATCTTTAAGCCAAGTCATGTCTACTCCTTTGCCGTGACGATTACGACGTGCTTGAACGCTGGTCCAGGCTTAGACGCAGCGATTTGTTTGAGCTGGTCTTCGGTCAGCTTGACGCCGAACTGCTCTTTGCCTTTGCCAGTGCGCGTGGGGCATGCCCACTGCCAACCCTCTACGGGGCAGAAAGCTGCGGCGGTCATGTGACCGTATCCAGCCTCTAGCACTTTCTTATCTTTCTTTGCCCAGTAGGAAGCCCAGTTGACGTGCCACTTGCTGATCTCTACTCCAGCGGGATAGGCGGCTGGACCCTGTTGGACCCACACGATTAGACCAGCGCCAGCCTTTGCTGACTCAACAACGTCATCCCATGAGTCTGCGTAGCGCGCCTTTCCGCCCATGTGCTTGACGGTCTTGATCAGATCTCCAAGGGAGCTGCCGTTATCCGACACGCCGTCGCGATCCACTTGTCCCGTCGCAGCCTTCTTCGCGGCAATGCCGTCTGCTGCGCTGAACTGTTTGGTGTACTTCGTCGCATACGACAAGGCGCATGCTGCGGATGATGGACCGCAATCGTCAAGCACGCCATTTTTTTCAATGTGATCTAGCTGTGACTTAATCTGGAGTTTAGGCATCCCCAAGCTCCTCCTTGATGAAGACCGCAAGGGCACGTGCCGCCTGCTCAAAGCCAAGCGCAGCGGAAATCGGATGCCCCTCTGTTACGCCCTCTGCGTAGTAATTGCCATCGTCCGCGAGACGCCAGAGTGTGCCGCCGAAGGCGCTGTTGTTATCGTTCGGAACAAGCGCAACCCACTCACCAGGGGCGGTGTCTACGCGAGTCCAGCCCTGCTGGTGCAGCTCTTCAATGTGATCCGCTGTAGTCACGATCATTCCCTCCATCTCAATGGTCCAGTAATTAGCCAGACGAATGTCAGCGCAAGAAAAAGCGCAGACATTGTTTCCTGTGTTCCCCCTGGGGGAAGCACGATAACTGCAAAGCCCAGCCCCAAAATGGTCCAGGCTCCACCGATCAGATCTAGAATAATATTCTTTAACATTAGCGGCGCACCTTTCTGCTACGCGCACCCATCTCGCCGCCTCCAGCGCCACCACCTCCACCGTTGTTGTTGCTTGGCTGTCGCGCAGCGTTTGCCGCCGCTGCTGCAACACTTGCAACTTGACTGGAGATAATTGCGACTGCTACGGGTTGCGCTTCTTCACGTTCAGTTTCGTCAAGGTCTTTGCCAAGCTCAGTAATCGCAGCAATGTCAGAAATAAAATCTGCTGCGGCTGCAACGGCTGCTCCAGCAACTTCAGCAATCGCTTCAGCTACAGGCGGCAGATCGGGCTGCTCTGGCTCAGGAGTAGGAATAGGACTGGTATCAGGAGATACGGAAGGAGATGGCGAAGGCGTTTCTGGTGCAGGCGTCTCCGTTGGAGCGGGAGACGGGGCGGGAGAGTTCGTGGGTCCAGGAGTTGGCGTTGGTTCAATGCTCACCTCTGGGCTTGGCGTTGGCTCAGGCGTGGGGTCTGGTGTCGGTTCAGGGCTAGGCGTAGGCTCTGGGCTAGGCTCCACGGTCGGTTCAGGCGTAGGAGGCTCTGTAGGCGACGGAGACGGCTCCTGGGTCGGATCTGGCGTAGGAGTCGCGGTTGGCTCAGGAGACGCCGTAGGGGACGGCGTAGGGCTACCTACGACCCAGGTCGTATTGTTGACTTGCAAGAAGCCCGATCCGCAGCAGGAGTCAGTGCTTAGGACGCGGAATCCAAAGATCCCGCCTGCGGTGACGTAGACGGATTGACTGCCGCTCTGTTGCAGCGGGTTGTACCCAGCCTGGTCCCAGATCGCTAGATCAATCCAGCTCTCATCAAGAAGCATCTGCGCGCGGTCGTAGAACGCACCGTCAGTAGTCCAATACGCCCAGTCAAAAGATACCGTCTCGCCAACGGATGAATCTGTTGTTAGTCCCGTCACAGTATTTTGCCACGGGTACCCAGGTCCAGCGTTGTTGCTACCTTCAATCAGGATTGTGCCATCGCTTAGCGTAATCGTGCCGTTGGAATCAATCTGCTGATCCCACGCATCGGCACTGTCAAGCGCGTAGGCGCTCGCAGCGAACGGCAACAGAGTTGCCAGTGTCAGCAGGAACGCAAGTGCGCGTTGACTCACTTACCGTTAGACAGCCAAGCGGTTAGACCTCCCAGTCCACTTAGTCCAAGCAACGCAATCACAAACTTAGCTAAACGATAGGCGCCACGGGTCTCTGCCATCTCAACGCGCACGCAGGCAAGATCGGATTCAATCCGATCAAGCCGCTCTAGGATCGCGTCAACTTGACTCTTAGTCATTCAGGATCAGCGGGAGTTTCAGGCTCCGCTGGAACTTCTGGCTCTTCGGAGATCACAGGGTCAACCCAGCCTGCGCGCACGACAAGCGCGGTGCCGTCAAAGAGATACTTCGCCGTTCGGAAGATCTCCCAATCGGATGGAATCTCTGCCGCTGGAATCTCTGTTCCGCCAGCGAACTCCTCGCCCCAAGTGGTGATCTCGTTGTGTTCGTCTCGTGCAACAAGTAGTTTTGCCATATTCGCTCCTTATGCCATCTCAATGATTTTCAACGAGAACTTCGCCGTTCCAGCATCACCGTCAACTGGAATTGTATAACTTGTCGCGATCGCGTTGCGACTGAACACGCCAATCAGTGGTTCATTCGGTGGAACATATAGCGGGAAGTCTCCTCCTGTGAAGAACTGCTGAGGCGTTGTACTGTTTACCCACGGCGAGCCGATGAACTGCGAGAACGGGAAGCCAGAGGCTGTCACAAGTGTCACTGGTCGCCAACGGTCGCTTTGGTTTTCGTCAAAGAATACGAGCCTTCCTTTTGCATACGCAGGCAGAAGTGTCGCTTCAACAATGTTGTTCGCAAACGAGTTTGTGACGATTGACGAGCCGAGTGTGGTAGACTGATAAAGGTGATGCGTTGCAGAGCCATCGCCTGCAAAGCCCATAAGCGGTTGTCCGTTGCTAACCCCCGCTCTGCGGAACATATGCGCGCGAGGCTGATAGAATGCACCAGCGGTTCCCATACGAAAGATTGCTTGAGTCTTTTGTGTGTCTGAACTGCTAGTGGCATAGAGTCGCGTGGTCTGATCCCAATACATCTTGTTGTAAAAACGCTCCTCGCCAGCGAGAATCGTTCCCGAAGTTTGTCGTGATTGGAAGAGCACAGTGCCTGCTGTTCTATCAAGCCCCAAAATCATATTGGCAGCGGATGTGTAGCCGTCTAGCACAGACACTCTGGTGTTCAGCACAATCGCGGTGCACGCAGAGTCCCACCAACCATTGAAAATGGGCTGGATTGGACTTGATGTCGTGAGATTTCCCTTTTGGAATCCCGCCCAGCCGTATGAAGTTGTTGCGGTTGAAACTGCGGTGATGCTTGCGCTCCCTACCTCGTAGGCGATGCGGTGGAACGACACGGTGCTACCAGTGGCGGTGACGCTCGTTCCCCACGCATAGATTGTGCCGTTGCCTGCGGCAACTGGCGGAACATAAAGAGCGAAGTTTACGCCACCCTTCGCGGTTGCTGACGAAACGAAGAACGGAGCGGTGTAGACAGACCCGCTGACATCATTTACGACATAGACCAGCGACGTTCCTGCGCTGTTGGCGTTGTACGAATCCCACGAGTAATGAATCCCGATGGAAGAAACATACGCGTGGTTGCCTTGATAGAACGGTCTGGTGTTATAACTTGATGCGTCTGTCTTGGCATTCCAAATCGTCGCGTTCCACATATTGGAAGCAAGCGTGTTGTTGTATTTTCTAAGGGTGATCGTGCGATTGCCAGAAGTAGTTAGTGCAACATCTTCCGAGTAGTGCATCGCGGTACCAGAAGCGAAACCATAACCCATTGTTTCAACAAACTGCAAAGTTCCGCCAACGGCGAGTGTATTCGTTGTACTTGCGGCAAGTACCGCTGAGTTTAGATTGAATCTATAAATATCGCGACCGCCAGTAGCTTGCACATAACTGACCGCGTATAGTTCGGTGCCACCACCACTTACACCCCACGAAGCCCTGACTCCAGCCGCGTAGGTTGTTGATGTGACAGTGCCAGCCGTCCATACAACATCAACAACAGTTCCGCTGAGCGCGCCTGCGCCTGCCAGCGTCGTAAACGCCGCGCCGCCTGCGCCATCTGCCGCGAGCACCTGACCATTGGTTGCGCCTGTGGACTTAAGGTATGAACCTTCAATCTTCGCGCCAGCATCTGCGCTGCCGCTATGCACATGCGAAGTCGTTGCATCAAGCACATCGCTGCGAAGATTATTGTATTGCGACGCAAGTGCGACGCTACCAGCTGTTACGGTACCGCTATTAGGCATGTTCCCTCATCCTCCTATGCAGTTGTGGTGAGCGCCCAGCTT